TGCTGCTAAAGCAGACGTTATCGGGTACACTACGGCATCAAAAGAGAATGGTGAGTATAATATCTCATTTGAAGCATACGATGAGAGAGTAGTAGGCAGCAGATTGCGACCTCTTGCTCAGAAAGTATTGCCACTCAGTTATGATGCTATAACTAAGGAAATATTAAGTTATAAGGAGGAAGAATGAGTACAGCTCGTTTTCGCCCAGCAGAACTTGAGAGTAAACAGATAGGTTCTAAATTCTTAGGTTTCTGTAATGTCGGTATTATCGACTGGGAAGACAGGGCAGACCAGTTTGACTGGGCTGATGTCTACCTAGTAGCAACTGTAATTCCAGAGGGTTCTCAATACTCTCAGGAATTTAAGATTGCAGGTTCTTATGATAAGGACCATAAAGGTAATATCACCACCTGCACATTATTAAAGAGACTTTACTGGCTCTTTGATGTGCTAGGTTTTGATGGAGGACCGGACATAAACGGTATCATGGTAGACGGAGAAGGAGAACCAATAGATTTGGTAGCTTATTTCTCTCAAAATCATGTCACAAATCCATTAGAGCCTAAACATGAGTACACATGTTACATCTATAAGGAAGCCGGTCGTAAAGACCCTTCTAAGGTGTATTCTACTGTATTCCCGAAACTAGTACACAATACTCCATCCGGACTAAAGGACTTAGAAGGTTATATATCCTTCATGAAGTCCAAAAATCTTATAAAGGAAGTATCAGAACTAGATATCGCAACAAACGCAGACCCCACGCCTGATAATGGCGTACCAGCACCTTCTTCTAAAGGTCCTGTTAGGTTCTAATGTTCGTTGAATTGGCAATTGGGAGTCCCTCTAAAAGAGGGGCTCTCATTCCAGAAGAAGATATCTGGGATATAGTCTATGAAAAAGGAGCAACTCAGCCTGTATACAAAAGTGTTTACAAGTACGACGAGGATGCTCTAGAGTTTGTCAGAAAAAGTGGTAGCATAAAGAATTTCTTAGGAACCAGATACATTACAGAAGTTCCCATTGACATAGATAAAGGCGATAACTCGGATGAGAACACATTAGAACAGACCAGACTTTTAACCGATTTCTTATTTAAAGAGTTAGGTTTAAAGGACGGAAACTACGGTATCTATTTTAGCGGCACAGGCTATCATATAGATATTAGTGCTAACTGTTTTATGTTCCCACCGGGTCCAGAACTGCCTTTTATAGTCAAGCAAACCATGCTGACATTACTAAAAGACTTTAGACCAGATTTATCTGTCTATACACGTACAGCAATCATTCGATTAGCTCACACTCTTAATATTAAATCACAACTGTATAAAATCCCTTTAACTGTTGATGAGCTACATAGTACTGTAGATAATATAGTATCATTAGCTGCTGACAGAAGATTGGACTCAGGAGTGAAAGAGTTGTGGGGTGATGGTAGTTTAGAAGAACATGTCATAAAAGAAGTGCCCGAAGTTAAGAGTATGCAAAAAGTTTCTGAGCCTAATAATGTGGTTCCATGTATACAGACTATGTATAGACGTGGACCTGTTCAGGGTACAAGAAACAATACTTTATTGAGAATTGCATCTCATTTCAGAAGACATGGATTACCAAGCGATGCAGCTAAGGCTGCTCTATTGCATTGGAATGACAACAACCTTAATCCACAGGTGGTTATTGATAAGGTCGAATCAACATATAACCACGGATACAAATATGGTTGTCAGGATGAACTGATGATGAAAGTATGTGAACCAAAATGTATATATTACAAAAATAAAGATTATCTAGTAGACGTTATGACGTCTGATGACCTTCAGCAAGACCTAGAAGAAAGAATAGAATCTGATTTTACTGGTAGAATGATAAATCTTGCCGAAATGTTTGGTTTCGTTAATAAAGATTGTTCAGTATATCCCGGTGAACTGATGACTATATTCGGTCCTACTGGTGCTAATAAGACAACTTTAGCACAAAATATTGCACTAGGCTATGATTTCCTAAATGATGAAATAAGACCAGAATGGCAAATGCCTACACTATACTTATCATTAGAGTTAAGTGGCTGGTATCTTCATCGTAGAAATCAACAGATTGTCAGTGGAATGAATAAGGATGATGTTATAGCAAATTATAAATATATCGGTAAAAATTATAATCAGTTCTTAAAACATGTAAACGTACAAACTGTAGCACCTACTACTGATTCTATAACCAAGCAAATAAGGGAGCTTCAGCCTCGCCTTGTTATCGTTGACTATATTGATTTAGTAGAAACCCCCAGAGGGATTAATGGTGAATACGAGTCAATAAGGTATATTAGCCATTTTCTTTCCAATCTTGCAGTTAACAGTGACATAATTATCATTCAAGTTTCTCAGACCTCTAGAGATTACAGTAGGAATCAGATACTTGATATTTATGCTGGCAAAGGTAGTGGTGCAATAGAAAATGCATCTAGGAAAGTACTCGGTATCAGTGGCTTACAGGATTCTCCTGAAAAGAAGATATCGTTATTCAAGAATAGTGATGGTGACCTATTTGAAATAGACGTTAACTGGACACCATCATTTCGGTTACCCATAAGGAGGACACAGTGAAAAAATATGTAGTTAAAACAGAAGTTACTGCATCAGTCAAGATGGCTTTAGTAGAGCTCGCTCAAAGAAACAAGCGGTCTTTAAAAAAGCAGGTCGAACACATGCTTGAAGCAGTAGTTATTGAAAACACTAGACTTGGTGGAAGAGGAGAGTATGCGAAAACAGACAACTCGTGAACTTATCGGAGAATACATAGACCTTGAAATTCAGGCTGAATATGCGTCTGATGACGAGATTCTTGACATATCCGATAAACTTGTCACACTTAAAGGCACAATAAAGCGTAAGGTTGATGGGATAGACTACTTCATGGTAGAACTAGACCGTAAGCTGCACCTTATTGATGCAGAAGTTGAAGCTATCAAGAAGGAAGAGACCCGTTTAAGGGTCAGACGTCGTGCAACAGAATCATTAAAACAATACTTTAACGGAGTTCTTATACCCATGGTTGTAGAAGAAGTTGGTATCAACGGAGTTTATGAAACCGATACAGCTAGATACAAACTATTCGAAACATGGGGTCCAGTAGTTGTAGTGAACGAAGAAGACGTTCCTAATGATTTTAAGAAAGTTGTTATGACAGAGTCTGTTGATAAAAAGAAAGCTCGTGATATCTTATCAAAGGGGAACCAAATACCGGGACTTCATATTGAAAAGGTTAAACGAGTAAGACGTTCATGAAACAAATTAATATAATACCATTTGTACACATATCCTTACCTTACGGTGATGATTATAGAGGAGCCTTTCTTACATTATTTAATGTATTTCAGCTCGGTGTAGTGGTAGATAATTTATTTGTTGACTTATCAATATCCTTATGGAAGCTAGGAATTCATTTACATTTTGTAATTGAGGAGGAAAATAGATGCCTAGAAATAAGAAAAGACAAAAAGACATAATCTTAGAGCTATTGCAGGGAGGTGTTAGTGTAACACCTATGTTGGCTTTGAATAGATGTGGTTGTTTCAGACTTGCAGCTATAGTACATCAACTGCGAGACGAGGGACATAATATAGATACCCATTATGTAAAGAGTCATACCGGGAATAAGTATGCAGAATATAAACTGACAGATACCCAATTTGCCGGTGTACTGTAATTCTTATTGGGGAGAGGTGTGTGGAAATTCCTCTCCCCGTTCCCATAATTTAGGAGGACTATAAATGTCTAAACCCATAAAAACCATAAAAGAACTGAAAGCCATAAAAATTACAAAACGAGCTGGTCTATCAAAAAAGGACATGAACGATAGAATTAAGAACCTTAATAATTATATTGGTAAAACGCAGATGGTCATGTATTATAAGTGGTTGCTACAAGAAGGAAGAATATCAGAAAACGGCGCTGCTGCTAAGCGTATGAAAGAACTACAAGTAACGAGCAAACGTGAAAATATATTAAGTTCAAAACATATAAATGTAGCCACTAAAGAGATTCTATTAAAGAATCTCGATAAAGAAGGAGTCGGAGATGCAAAAACCTCAGGATGGCGTAATAAAGTTAGACAAACATAAATTTAAAGATGTATTATATCCTTTACATAAAACTTACTGGCAGAAAGCTTATAAAAAGTTATCAGCTAAGATGAGTACACTATATAGCAGTCTAAAGAGAAGAAGTGAAGAGCACTCTGTTGAGTTCAATATAGAACGAAACGATATAAGAGCGCTATTTTACAATACTTATGGCAATGGCTGTAAATACTGCAGCAGAGAGCTTAATTATCGTAACATAGCGTGTGACCACATTATTCCACTTAGTAAAGAAGGTCCAACTACTATAAAGAACCTTCAGCTTATTTGTAAAGCTTGTAATACCAGAAAAGGTCCCCTTAATGAGGACGATTTTGATGTGCTTATTCAGTTAGTACAGGAGCTTCCTGACGAAATTAGCGCATATGTAATGAAGAAGCTCGCCAAAGGAGGTCGTTACTAATATGAGTAACTGGCAATTTGAAACTGGGATACCAATCCCACCCGTAAATACTCGACATACTGGAGCTTATCGTTCCAAATATATGTTCTTAACAGAACTTAATGTCGGTCAATCAGTATTCGTCCCATCACATAAGTTCAAGCCACAATTAGTTAATCAGGCAGTAAATAGATTCGCTAAAAAGCTTGATAGAAAATTTGTGACAAGACGTAGAACTGAACACAGTAGAGATGGTATCCGGGTATGGAGAACACGTTAAAATCTAATCCAGAACGACGACTTACAGCTACTGTAGAAGAAATAAAGCTTGTTTTATCGGCTTTACATGTTCTACATGAACGTGCTTATCATGAGAATGATATGAACCTAGCTAAGAAAGTGATGAGACTAATAAACCTCATCAAAGAAAAGTCTAGATGGACTAAAGAAGACGAACTTACTCTGATTAATTAGCTATAGGGGGAGTATTTGCTTGGTTTGGCTATCGGCGCACATGTTGTGTATAAGCTATATACTCCCCTTATTATTAAGGAGGTTAATATGAGAAAAAAGCATAAAGGAAACCTTATAAAAGAACGAGTAGACCGTGAAAATTACAGAATAGGTTGGAAGGAGCAATTAATGAAAGTAACTAACGGCAATGTTGGCATAGGAACAACCGTTGAAACGCCAACATTTTATGACACTGTAAAAAGTATTCTTGAACCTTATGTTGGACAGCAGGTAAATTTTGATGCTGAATGGCTTGATATAGCAGGCAAGTTAACCTCAGCAATACTTAACACTTATGAAGTAAAGGTTAAAGAATTACTTGAAGAAACCTTTAATAACTCGAAGAATGAGCAAGGGAACTCTTCAAAGCATAGCTAGAAGAGAATGCGCTAACTACAACAA